TCCACATCCTTGAATGACTTAAATGAGTGCGTCTTGAACTCGCCAACGTGGCGCTTGGTGGGGGCCTCTGGCACACCGCCGTCAATGATGGCGTCGATGCTGCCAGACACATGGCAGCCAAAGTCTACGCCTTCCTGCGATGTCAGTGTGCGGACCTGAATGCCGATCAGCTTCAGATCCCTAATGATGTTCGCCTCTTCTTGATGGCCACGCCGGAACAGGCGCAAGATCCGTCCCGGAAACTTGGGCTGCACCGCCCAGCGGAATGACAGCCACATCTTGCGTTCGCAAACGCTGCCAAGCATCGAGGCCCCCATGTGCGGGCGCGGCCTCGTTGGGAAACTCTCGTGCGCCTTGTCGATCAGGTCTTCGATGTTGTTTTCGCGATCAGGGATTTTCATTGTCTTCCCCAAAATGTCGTGATGTTGCGCGGGCCTTTAGAGAATAAGTACCAACATGCATTGTCCTTGCCCGCGCCTGCGGAGCCCTCAATCCATTTTACACGACCGACCGAGACGATTATCTGGCAGATTTCCAAATATGGTGTGGCTTGCTTAGTGTGCATCCAATCGGCGTCAAACAAGAGCCACGTTGGGCGCAGCGTTGAGCATCGCTCAATGATCTGGTGCAGGACAGTTCGTTCCCACGGTGGGTTGGTGATGATGTAGGCGCATCCATTCACGTCCTTCTCGCCAATGAATGATGCATCGCCTATGTAAATGCCTTCAGTACGCGGCGAAACATCAAACGCTGAAAGGCAATTGTGGCCAGCGTCTTCAAGATGTCGAACAAGAACGCCTGCGCCTGCACAAGGCTCGCAGAAAGTGACGTTTCCGGGCAAGTGTGGAAGCAGAGGCCTGACCGCCTCAACCGGCGTCGGATAATACGCAAGCTCGCGATGTTCAAAGTCCGATCTTTTGCCCATAACCGTCTCCAGAAAAGTCCCCGGCCATTGCTGACCGGGGGATTTAATTATTTCTTCGCCCACGGAGGAGCGGCTTTTGCCGGGGCAGCGGAGGGGGCAGCAGCGGCCTTCGCCATGACAGGCGGCGCACCACCAGCGATAGGCTTGAACCCCTTCACTTGGTTCTTGTCGCCGTACTGGGGCGACTTCTCAATATCCAGCTTGATCATCAGGCTGTGGCCAATGAGCTGATCGGTGTCGCCCACCTTCGCCAAGCCGATGGCGCGGCAGATGTCACCAAGCTGCTGACGACCGATCTCTTCGGCCTTCGGAGACTGGTTGCGGATGTTGAGGTTGCCAAACACCACACGCCCCTGATGGGTCGGGCCGGTGATGTCGTAGCGCAGGGCAATGTACTGGCCCGTTCCGGTCTTCGTGTCCTTGATCTCAGCCGCCAACATGGTGGCGCTGTACCAGCCCGGAGGCAGGGGATCAAAGTTGCCGCTGTTGCCCTGCGGAAGGGCGCTGACTTCAAAAGTTTCACCAAGGCTTGCCATTCTACTTCTCCGTTGTGATCGTGAAAGAGGGTCTTCCGGGGGTCGCTGTGATTGCGCGGGCAAATACGCTCTTCACGTTGTCGCCCACGCCGTCCCATGCGGCCATGCTCAGTTCTGGCTTCCAGCGGAACAGCACGCTCAGGTGGTCGTACATGTCATGTTCCGCTGCAATGTCTTGTGCAATGTCGCCATCGACCCTGCGGTTGATGCGAGATGCGATCTTGATGACGAAAGGCTCAGCCTCGACCTTCTTAGTCCCCTCGTCTGTTTGCTTGACCTCAAGCAGGCGGCAGATCTCGTCCTCGATCAGGCGGCGCTTCTCGACCGCATCTTTCTCGACGGATTTGGCTTCCAGCCATTCCGCCGAAAGCTGCTGAAGCGGTTTCATGCGGCACCCGAAATCTTTGCGATGATCTCGCCAAGGTCCGGGGCTTCCCATGCGCCAAGCTTGCCGGAACGATCCTTGGCCAGCCAGAGCCCATCCGAGTCGCACATGATGGCGCGCTGTGTTTGGCCGTCAGCGTCCTTCTCGACCCGCAGGGCCAGCACCTCATCAAAGAAGTAGGGCAGCGCCTGTCCCGTTTTGTTGCCGGGCATCGAGGGGGCGTAGAGAATGCGGCCCATCTCGTCCGTGGCCTTCTCCAGCTTGGCGCTCATGTAGACATGGCGTCCGGGAAGATCGCGGAAGGCGCGGATGATGTCGGCCATCTGCTCCTGCATGGCGCCGTAAGCCTGACGCGGGTCTTTGGCGATCTTCTTCTCATGGTTCAGGACGACTTCAGCGATCTCGCTGATGCTGTCGAGAGCCACGCTCTTGAAGCCCAGACCCTCCGGGGTGGACATCCATTCGAACGCCTCCTTCAGGTCGTCCATGCTTGTGATCTCAATATAAGGGAGATTGGCGTCCTGAATGGACAAGAGCCCGCCTTCCGCCGAAAGCACAATCGGCTCGGGCAAGGTGCGGATCAGGCTCGTCTTACCAGCGCCCGCCTGCCCATAGACAAGCAGCTTGACGCCGTTGGCAGACAGACTGCCGGTGGTCTTTACAGATATGGCCAACGTGGCCTCCTTGGTTTTGATCGGTCGGACCATTCCGTTCGATCAACACTTGCAATCTAGGCGAGCCTCTGCCATTTTGCAACAGGGAAATGTCGAAATTCCACATGAGGATGAAAAATGATGACAATCGAAGCGATCAGGCTTGCCTTGCAAGACCGGCGTATTAGCATGGTCTCCTTGGCGACTGGCCTGCATACGAACACGATCAAGGGCATCCGCGACAACGAAGACGCCAACCCGACCTACAAGGTTTTGAAGGCGCTCAGCGATTATTTGGAGGGGAAGTTAAATGGTTGATTTGACAAACATTTTGGGCGGCCCTTGGGTTGCCCCGGCGACTCTTCCTCCCGAAGATCAGCTCCGTGACGCTATTGTCGCCGCAGGCATGATCCCACCCCGCGAGATTCTGCTGGACGGGAAAATCCATCGGTTCGTTTCTGGAACCAAGGGGTCAACCAGCAGCAGCGACAAAACCGGCTGGATGATTGCATTTGGCGACGGCATCCCAGCCGGGCGATTCGGTTGCTGGAGATCAGGTTTCGAATCAACATGGCGAGCCGACATTGGCCGCAAGCTCTCCCAACCCGAAGAAATGGCTCACGCCCGCCGCCTGTCAGAAGCGAAGATATTGCGCGATGCTGAGACGGCGCGAAAACAAGAGGTGGCCGCGTCAACCATCGAAAAGATCTGGTCCGAATGCGGCCCAGCCAGCCCAGAACATCCTTATCTCGCCCGCAAGGGCATCAAGACCCACGGCGCTCGCGTCACAGGCGACGGACGGCTGATTGTCCCCCTGTTCGATCATGATGGCGTTCTGTCGAGCCTTCAGTACATCGCCGCAGACGGCGGCAAGCTCTATCACTCCGGCGCTCAGACCGGATCTCGCTTCTGGCAGATCGGCACGATGGACGAGCCCGGCACCCTTTATGTGGCCGAGGGCTTCGCAACCGCCGCGACCGTCAACGAGGAAACCGGACGCCCGTGCGTGATCGCCTATTCGGCGTCAAACATTGTCCCTGTCGTTGGCCTGCTGCGCGAAATGTACGGGGCCACGCAGGACATCGTGATCGTGGCCGATCATGACGCCTCTGGCGTTGGGCAGCGATACGCTGAGCAAGCGTCGGCCAAGCACGGAGCCCGCATGGTCATGCCTCCAGAGCCGGGCGATGCCAATGACTTCAAGCAGGCCGGGCATGATCTGGCGGCCCTGCTGGTGCCACCCAAAGACGACTGGCTCATCCCCGCCGATGATTTCTGCGCTCAGCCCGCGCCCATCTCGTGGCTCGTCAAGAGGTGGCTTCAGGACAAGGCCCTCATCATGGTCCACGGACCCTCCGGTGGCGGTAAGACCTTTGTGGTGCTGGATTGGTGCCTGCGCATGGCGGCAGGCGTTCAAGAATGGGCAGGGAACCGCGTTCGAACGGGAACGGTCGTCTACCTAGCAGGCGAGGGCCATCACGGTCTGCGGGGCCGCGTAGCCGCTTGGAAGGTTCACAATATGGCGGGGCCGCTGTCCATGTGGCTCAGCCGGGATGGTTGCGATCTCAATACCCCGCAGGGATACATGAGGGTTGTGGATAACATCAGGGCGTTGCCCAAGCGTCCCAGCCTGATCGTGGTCGATACGCTGCATCGGTTCCTGCTGGGCGATGAGAACTCGGCGCAGGATGCCAAGACCATGCTCGACGCCTGCGGGGCGCTCATGGCCGAGTTCGGCTGTTCGGTGCTGCTGGTGCATCACACCGGCGTCAGCGAAGAGGCCCAGCACCGGGCTCGCGGCTCCTCAGCATGGCGCGGGGCGCTCGACATCGAGATCAGCATTGTGCCGGGCAAGGAAGGCTCGCCCATGCAGATCGTTCAACGAAAGTCTAAGGACGCTGAGCTGGCAGAGCCGGTTTATGCAGAGCTGGTGTCGGTCACGATCCCCGGCTGGATGGATGAGGATGACCAGCCCGTCACAAGCGCGATTGTAAGCCTCACAGAGGCCCCTGTAGCGCCCAAGAAGGAGTCCAAGGTGGAAGGACTGCGCAAGCAGTTCGAAAGGGGCTGGTGGGCCGCCGGGGCCGAAGACAAGGGTGGTCTGCCGTACCTCAGCCGGTCGGGGCTGAGGCGGTTTCTGATCGAGGATCTGGCTTGCAGCGAATCGACAGCGGACAAGAAGCTCAAGCCGGGATCTACCGATCAGCTCATCGGGGCGCTTCTAAATGCTGAGATCATCGCTTCGGTGGAGAACGGATGGACTGTAATTGACAAGGCTCATGCTTCTGCGCTGCTGATGTCGCGGTCGGCAAAGTAATTGCCATGCTCAACCGTACCGTACCGTACTTTTGGCGTACCCGGTACGTTTCGGTACGTTTTTGGCTTATTGCAAAGCTCAACCGTACCGGCGTACCGTACCGTACTTTTGCGTACTGGTACGTTTAGGGGCAAAACGCCCGAAAACGTACCGTACCGTACCCCCCTCCTATAGGAGGGGTACGGTGGTACGGTCGGTGCGGCGAGAAGTACGGACGCAAAAAAAAGCCGGGGGAACGCAAAACCAGCCCCCCGGCCTTCAGATGAATGATGATAGTTCAGTTCATGCTAGAGCGTGGAGCGATCTGGTCCACCAGCCATTCGATAGTTACCTTTTCGTCCAGAAGGGCGAGCAGGACAAGCGCGCAGGATTGAGGGATGGGGTTGTGACCGGCAAGCCAGAGCTGAGGGGTGCGACGGGTGACGCCCATGAGGACGGCGACATCGTTCGTGTTAAACTCAAGCTTGGTCATGGCGTCTTTGAGCTTGTCGGGGGTCAATGGGTCATCTCCACCAATGCGGCCCGTGCCGAGGCCAAGGAACGCTCGTGGCGTAGGTCGCCGTTGACCGTCAGGGCTCGCCACACGGGTCTGCCACCGGCCTTGCGTGAGGCTTTAGCGGCCCAGCCGATCAGGCGGTCGAAGTAGTAGACGGAAAAGGTGCCGTCCGGGTTGAGCGAGGTGTGAATGGGATGGGGCATGTCGATCTCCATTAAATTGGGATATCAATCTTCGTTGTATGATGCTTCGTCGAGGTTCGACATCAGGCTGTCGATGTCGCTCAGCGCGCTTTCGAGGTAGCTGATGCGGCTGGACAGAACCTCGCCCTTTTCGCTTTCTTGCCACCGGGCAGACTTCTTGTCGAAGGCGTCCTGATAGGTGGCGTGGATGTCATTGATCTGGGATTGGAGGTCTTCAAGCTTGGAGAAGACGGCTTTGATTTTCTTGACGGTCATGGCTGTGTTCCTTTGAGTGAGGTGGGGGTAGGAGCCGAAGCTCCTACCGGGTTGATTAGATGCGGGCCATGTTGGGTATGTCGGTGGCCTTCATGTGGGCCTCGTCGAGGGTCTGGGTGGTGTAGGCGCTGGTGATTTTGATGACTTCCCAGTTGTCGCCGGTCTTGTCCTTGCGGAGGTCGGCCACCTTCTTGGCGTTGGCGAGATTCCAGAAGCTATCGCACTGGGCGATCTGCTGGCCGAAAGAGAGTTCGCTGCTATTGTTGATGAGGTAAAACATTGGGATTCTCCATTCAGGTGTGGGTGGGGGCCGCAGCCCCCGTTGATGATCAGGCGGCGATGGCCAGCTTGAGGTCGATGGTCAGGACAATCGCGCCCTTCTTGGTGGTGGCAAACTTTTTCTTGGTTGCCGTCAGGAGCTGCGAGGAAATGTGGTCCGAGACATGCTCGAAAGCTTTTTTGTAGTCGAAGCCTTCGGTGTCCTTGTTCTGGCGAACCATGATGCTGGCCAGCGCGCCATCGTACTCGCCAACGCCAGCCTGCTTGAGCTGGGTCTTGATGGCGTCGAGCTGGGCGGTGAGGCGCTTGATCTCGGAGTCGAGGACGGCGGCGTTGTCTACGAGGGTGGCGAAGTCGGTCATATCAATCTCCATCAGGTTGCGGTCTCTATCTCGACCGTGATTTAAATCTACGCGAATCATTTTCGCCTGTCAACGGGGTTGCGAAAATAATTCGTTCTTTTTTTTAGCCCGGTATGCGCGGGAGTAGGCTCGGTCCTTGGCCAGCTTCTTTTCATAGGCGGCTCGGCGCTTGGCCATATAGGCGGCACCAGCAGGCGTCTGAAGCCATTTCTCGTGTTCGATGCGTTCGTTCTCGCGTTCTTGCTTTTGTTTGGCGTAGGCCAAAGGAAAAACGCCTATATCGTTGCAAAGCTCAACTTCCCAAGCTTCAAGGCGGATTACGCCCTTGCGGGTGGTCGGTGTGTCGCTCATTCCCGATCCTCCAACTGTTCCATCAGGATGGCCACGGCCTCGGCTGGGGTGGCGCCATAGCCGATGGGGTCGGTCTCTTGGCCATCGTAGTCGTCGGTGACGGCGCACCAGTCCCAGCTCCGGTGGATGGCGTGGACGTTAAAGCTGACGATGATTTTGTAGCTGGTGGTCATGATTGGCTCCGGGTCGGTAATTGTCGGTAATTGTCGGTAATTGTCGGAGTTGGGGGCCGAAGCCCCCAGTCTCCTCAGATCTTGACGTATTCGCTGGGGTCTAGCCAGAAGGGCGATCCAAGAGAGCCGACCAGCTTGCCCTGTACGAAGATCGCCTCGACGTACTCTTCCTCGTCAGGGGTCTGCATCTCGACCAGATCAACGAAGTCGCGGGCGGCGGTGCCACTCTCGGGATCAGAGCCGAGAACATGGTCAACGATGGCCTCGCACATTTCATCCCAGAGGCCCACGCCAGCGGCCACGAAGCCGAAGGAGGGGCGGGTCTCACCGAGGGCGTAGAAGTCGAAGTTCATGTCAATCTCCATCTGGTTAAGTGATTCGGTCAGCGACCGTGCAATAGGTATACGCGAACATAATTCGCCATGTCAACAGGGGTTGATGAAAAAAGTCGGCAAAAGTCGGTAATTAATTGCCGACCCAGCAATCGGAGTTGACTATCCCCCGGAATTGCGGGAGAAATTGCGTGTTTGAAACCGTTAAAAAAATGAGGGTGCAATGATCAGCAACAGCCAAATCGTCTCGGTTGTGAAACGCATCGAGCGCATGGAAGATGAGAAATCAGCGATTTCTCTCGACATTTCAGAGATTTACAAGGAAGCAAAGGGAAACGGCTTTGATGTGAAGATCCTAAAGAAGGTCGTCGCCGCTCGGAAAAAGCCGCAGAATCAACGCGATAGCGAAAATGCCATCTTTGAGCTATATATGTCAGCAGTCGGGTTCGAGCATACGCCGCTCGGAAAGTATTCGGAAGGAACGGAATGATGGAAGATGATGAAATCA